TGTTATCTCTCTATATAGTGTAGCAGTAGAACAAAGGGAGACCCTAGGTTTCCCTAGGGTCTCTAAGTTCACGAAAGCGTTACAGGTTACGGATTGAAGTAGATCGCGCAGCAGTGAGCAGGATTACGAACAACCCAGCTACCGTACATATTGATCGAAACCTGGACGGCAGGACCGTTAGCGGTATCAGTACCTGGTTTCACGGTGATGTAATCATCGATGATGAAATTGTACTGCATATCAGGAGCGGAAACACCATTGACGTTCTGCGAACCAGGATCATTAGCGGCAATACCATCGTTAATCGGGGTATCGACGTTACTGAGGCACACGAACTCTAGAATGTTCTCATCAACGATATAAGCAGTGTAGCGCGGACAGAACGGATCGTCCCAGACCGTATCGACCCAGTTAGTGCTGGTTGCGAAGGACATGTCTGAAAGACCTTGATTAGCTACACTCTTACCTTTACCAGCTCCAAGCTGGGAGAAGAATGTTCTGGAGCTCTGGATCTCTTGAGCGACCTGGAGATAGTCTTTGTTGTTGAGAATGAGGATCTGCGGGTTACCACCAGCAGTACGGACAGCGTCAATACCACGGATAACTGCATCCATGTACTTCTCATTATTAGCCTTGTCACGAAGGATGAAGGAGCCAGCAAGCTTGTCAGGATACACAGAGCGGTCAACGCCATAGAAGGGAGTACCGATGTATGTAGTCCAGTTTGCGCCAGAGCGGGAAGCGAGAGTTGGAAGCCAACCAGCTAGACCGACAGGAAGAAGAGGAGTAGCGCCAGAGCGGCAACCATAAATCTCTACCCAGTCTGTAGCTGCCCAGGTCTCGTTAGAACCAGCAGATGAAGTAAAGGTAACGGTTGTACCATCAATCTTCGTAACGGTATTGATAAGCGAGCGGAGTGGTGAGGACGGAAGAGCACCGTTAGTAACGATGAAGACTGAGCCAACATCGAGTTTGATAACGAGGGATTTGTCAACGAAATCGATGGTATTAGAAGCACCTTGAGTAACAAGACCGGCATTAGCTCCAACCTGGCCGACTTCACCAAATCCCATACCGTAGAGAGACGTTGCAAAGAGCTTGCGGAACGCATCAGTGGCAGCAAACGTCTTAACAACAGCGGCAGGTTGATAAGCACCACGTACGTTAACGGATGCAAGGATCTCCTGCTGTGTGAGGGTGAATACGCTGAACATCTGGCCGTAGCTTACGCCAAATTCTGCGTTCTTAGAAGTACCAGAAGCCGCATTGGTAACCGCAATGGTCATATCGCCTGCAGCAGCTCCGCCGCGACCATAAAGGGCGCTAAAGTTGTATTGACGACCACCAACTCGGGTCTTCTTAACTGCTTTGGTAACTGGAGAGCTGCGGAAGAGAAGGTTCTCCATCTCAGCATCGGTGTACCAAATCTTGTAGATGGTCAATAGACCAGCATCACTAGTAACTGCCATAAATTCTCCTTATATGAATTGGATTTAGGTTAGTAAGAACCGGCAGAACCGGCCTTCTGCTTCATTGCACGAAGCTTTGTAACAAGAGCGTCGTCCTCGCTGGCAGGAGCTGCTTCAGTCTTTGAGATCTCAACTGCTACTGCAGGAGCCGGAGCTGAAGCCTTAAGCTTATCAAGTAAGGATGTCACGTAGCTATCTTCTGTATCAGGGTTGTAATCTGCACCAGACTTCAATTCCTCAAGCTTATCATACAGTTTGGAATAGATATCTGCATTCGGATCATCAACGAGAGCCTGGAATACACCTTCATATGGACTAAGCTGCTCGCCGTACTTAGCTTTGATGCCGGCGATACCGTCCATTCTCACATTCTCTTGATAGAGCTTCTGTACGCCACCAATGATCTCGTCGTTAACCAGGTGTTCGAGGTCGTCATAGCTCTTCTGGAGACTCTCGACCGCGTCGATAACGGTCCCAAGAGCTGCAGCAATCGCCTCAAGCATCTGACGATCTTGAACGGCGTCTGCGGTAGAATTCTGAGACGTAGCTGGGGATGACGTACCAGCGGAACCTTCGTACTCGGCGATAGCGTTCTTCATAAGCTGGATGTCCTCGGGGGTTAAGTTCTGTACCATAATGTCTTCTCCTTATATAGTGTAGGTTGAGCTGGTTCTCAGTTTCAAATTACTGACCAGGCTGTAATGGAAGTGCGTTAGTCGGTCCAGGAGCAGTCGGGGGAGCCATGTTGCCCGAAAGCGTTGACTGAGTCGACTGAACTACTGCTGCATTGACTTCGTTTATCTTTGACTTGATGATGTTGTAGAGCGTTACAAGATTATCAAGCACCTTGCGATCCTCATCATTCGCATCGAAGCGGTTGATGTAGAAGTTGACGAGACTGAATAGCTGCTGGATGTTGACGGTCTCATAGAAGTCGTATGTACCATCCTCAACAGCGCGCTCAACGATCCTTTCACAGACATCAAGCGAAGCAGTCTCAATCGAGAATTCCTTCTCAAGGTCTGGAATCTCCATCATCTCAGCAGCTCGATCTGCTGGAATCATCCTCATAGCGATCATCTTCTCGATCTGCTCCATCTTGACCTTCGGATCCTTAGAGAGTGCAGATGCAGGGCTGAACTGGATAGTCATGTTATCGCGCTCACGTTTAACATCCTTCCACGTCATTCTAGCTGTACCGATCTTACGAGGTAGAATGTCATCATCCTCGGGGTACACATCTATACAGGTCTTAGCTACCTTCATTAGAAACAGAATGTAGTTCTGAAGTACTAAGTTGTGCCTTTCGGACTCGACATCCTCAAGCGTATCGAGAGCAACACCGGAATTTAGACCAGCTGGCTTCTTTGCCTGTGCAGATAGCTGTGAAATACCTGCGATACCGTAGATTTCACCACGGCAGAAATTGAGATATTCGAGATATTGTGGTGAAATAGCAGGGGGAGTCGATACAATTACTGGGGTTGTTACACCGGGAGCCGGTATATACTCATAAATACTGCCGATTTCGTTATTGATTGACGATGCCTTTACGTCGGATCCCTTAGGAACGAATACTTGATTAGCAGGGTTCAACGAGAAAGCTGTGTGAATTCGATGAGCAATCATGTCGATCTCTGTCTGGAGCGTGTAGATCTCATCGATAAGTGATGTAGTAAAGCCGCCCTTTACTGGCGGACTGTAGTGGATAAAGACGATTGGACTAGTATCAAAGCTGGTCTTCTGCTCTTTAATGAGGTTGCCATTAACAAACTCATACTTCTTCTTGTTCTTTAGGTCGAAGTAGACGTAATAATCACACTTGACCATCAGATTCTTATCGTTCAGAAGGTTCGCTTCGGGGATGTTCTTGTTAGCGATCTTGTCCTCTAAGTAATAGAGGGGGAAGTTCCTAAAGTAAAGGAAGATGCGATTGAGCTTATCATTCTGCCATTCTGCGCGATCGTAATAGACCTCCCAGGGCCGTACACGACGTATTGACTCAGTCTCATCGTCGACCCAGAGATGACCAACTTCAAAGATCTCGGCATCACGAGCTGCCTCTATAGCCTTCTTATACACATCCTGTGCATTGTAGAGCTCATCGAAGTACAGCTGAGCGTTACGAACTGTCTTACGAGTTCTAAACGATCCATTGATGCTATTAAAGTACGGACGAACCTTCGTCTGTGAGAGCTTACTGATGTGCGTATCAACTGTCGACTTAGCATAATTGAGCACCGGAATCACTCCCGTGTCATCATCTGTCTGTGCATAGTAGAACGATAATGGCTGTCCATATGGGTTAAACACGTCCTCTGAGCGACGACCGTTATTGCAGTAGCGATTGAAATTCCTGCGGAACTTAACATCACGTACGCTAAGGTTGGTCTTCAACTGTTCGATATCTCTCCACACGTCAGCGGCTGTTAGTTTCATAGCTTATCCTTTAGAATGTATCGGAGCGGAACTGATCGACCATCTTCTGATACGACTCGGTTCGAGCAATTGTAAGAACTTCACCTGTAGTGAATCTGATGTTGACCTCGACTCCATGTACCGCGCTGTTAACAAGCTCACGAATAATATCGTAATTAAGCCCGTGCGCAGTCATACGATCCAATTCTGCCTGCTTAGCAGCAGCAATCTCTGCCTGCTTAAGTGCGACAGCTACAACTGGATTAGCGAGAAGCTTCTCGATCTGATCATTCTTCTCTTTGATCTGCTGCTCGAGCGCAGCAAACCTATCTTCATCGTTTGGTTTCTTCTTATTGAACATTATCGTTTCTCCTTATATATAGTGTAGTTCAGACTGGTTAAGACTGCACTTTCTGTGAGAAAGCCCAGACATTCCTAAGAGCATACAGGACAGCATCCATCAAGTCTGGGTGATAGACCCTGTCATCGATCTGATGCGTAAGCTCATCACGCTCATTTCGTTCATATAGCGTCAATAGCGTTTCATTGTAGAAGCTGAGTGGGTCGGGCATCTCACCACCGTTCGGGTTCGGTACTAATGTCTTGCGAACCTTTAGAGTGCCTGTGCGTACCTCGTCCCTAAGAGCCTCTATCGCCCAATCTTTATCGTACTTCATAGCGTTCTGTGCTGGAATACCGCTCTTATACAGCTCGTACGTAATGGTCTGTTCGTTAGTATCGCAGTAGAACGGGCAGAACTTGTTACGCTCGGGAATGTCTTTGAACTTCTGATCGCCTCCAATGTACATCTGAAGGTCATGACAGGCAGATTTGATCTCATCTATGCCGCGGCCATTCCACTTACGCTCAAAGATCAGCCATTTCTCGGGCTTGGTTTCACTATACATGAAGCCGACTACAGCTGTATAGTCTACATAACCATAGTCAATGCCCCCAGAGAACTTAATGTCTGATCGAGGCTGGCTGTTGATCCACTCGACCATCTGCTGATCAACAAAGACGTTATTATCACTTAGACGAAATACAAGTGCGTCATCATCATATGCAATACCACCAAGGTACTCTCTAATGTACAATGGACTAGACTCTGTTAGATTCTTACGTACCAGCGTATCCTGTAGCTGTGCTTTACCATCCTTGATGAAGGGGTTGTTCATTAGATTCCAGTTCAATCGCATACCTGGGAAGTGCTTCTCTTCTGTCCACACGCGCTCCCAATATGTACCACGCGATCGAGGACCCGTACCGGCAAGAATAAGCTGTCCGTTATAGTCAATCAACGACGGCTCAATAACCTCACTAACAAACCTTTCAAGCTCCGACTGTGACTGAGCTTCGTCGATCATTACTATGTGCCATTTCGATCCTCGCCACTTCTCTCTATCAGCCTTACTAGTGTTACCGCTAAAGAATATCTGCGATTCGTTCTGTAACACAATTAGGTTCTCGGCGGTCCTTAGTTCATATGGAATGCCGAGGTCTTTGAGGATCTGAATCGTTGGACCCCAGAAGTAGTCAAGACAGCGCTGTAACGTCAAGCCGATAATAAGAATCCTACCAGCCTCGTGCTCTACTGCAACCGTAAGAGCCTTGCGAATCATACCTTCCGTCTTACCTGCACGTCTACCAGCCATCAAGTAGATGAACTTCTCTTTAGATAGAATTACCCGTTGTTGATAGTCGTGACATGTCTTTATAATACGATATGCAAGGAAGTCTGTATCACGTGTCTTCGCTCTGTTGAATATCTCGTCAAGCTGCTCGGCGTTAGTAGGTAGAAGCTTATCAGCTAGGTTCTTCGCTTGCCATCCATTAGGCTCGGTAACTGCTCGCTCAATGAAGCCCGTTAGAAACCTATCCATAGCAGTACGGCCGCTCTTGTCTGTTGCATCGAGTGACTGAAGCACAAGTCCTTTAGCGTATGTGTTGATCGACGTGCCGACCGGGCGACCTTTAGGGTTGTGTCCAGGCTCACCAGCCTTCTGCATATTAGCTAAGCTGTTGGGATGGCGTCCTCTCTTCTTCTTTGGCTGCTCTGTCTCGTCACTCATGTAAATCACCTCTCTGATAACTATTGATATCGCTATTATATAGTATAGTCTATGTACAAAGAGAG